ATTTATCCGTCGATTGGATGAATACTGTTTCCATTGTGTTCTTCCCTTCACTTCACTTCACTTCACTAATTAGCATAATTGCGAATCAGTAGGCCTACTGAATAGCATAATTGCGAATCAGTCAATCTACTATTTCGCATAAATGCGAAATAGTGAGGGGAAGCTATTCCCCTCACTACATTGCACTTTTGCCGCTTAGTGGGCATATTCCGAAGCGATGCCCCAAAGGTCCCGATTCAATTCAATATTTCGATCTGCCCCGCGAATCTTGCGCAATGTGCGCCATTGCGACGAACCATGTTCATCTTTTTTATTCAACCCACAAATCCCGCCACGAACAAGATTCTCTTGAACGCGATTAAAGACTGACCATAAATCCGTCCCTACATCGCTATACCGGCGGACACTAAGCAATTGCACCGGCGTGATCGGGCTATCCTCTGCCTTTTCAAAGCGCAAAGATAATGCGCGTTCCGCGAATTCCGTTTGTTTGCTTTTGCTCAATTCGATCTTTTGCCATTCTTGGACACCGGTCAAAGCTTTGTTGGATACGTCAATAACCCGATAAGCCGCATCAATTACCTTATCCGCGATATTATTTCCCCGATGGGGGATGCTAATCTTTTCAAAGCTTTTATCCGCCACGATTAATCCGTTGGCACAAACCATCCGGAAAATCCCTGACCAGAGTTGAATTCCGCTCGTTCCATCATGTGAATTCCGCAAAAGTATTTCAGACACCGCATCCCCTTTCACTTTCACAGTGTCCAGACTGTCGGACCGGCGGAAGCGCAACAGGTGTTTTTGGAATCCTTCTCTTTCGGGTTTACGGGTTTTGCTATTGGCGGCATATACCGGCACGAAGTCATTATCCCCTAGCCAAGATACAATGTCCTTTGTGGCGACATGAGAATATTTGGCGGACCGGCTTTCATGCGGGACCAGTTGCGTAACAGTTGAGGGCATATTTTCGATGGTAATAGCTTGTAAAGACATAACTTTTTTCTCCAAAAACAAAAACAGGATCATCCCTGCCAGTCTTATATATCAACTAAAAGTTTATAGTACAAGCTTAAACTCATAAAAAAGTGCATTTTATTTTCTGCCCCTAATTTTCTGCCTTTTACTACATCGCATTTTTGCATTTCACTGGCGCATCTTTTTTCCGGTCCTTTTGTCCTTTATCCCTTGACATCATGTCCACTAGTTTGCATATTTGCGAAGTAGTAACGGGGAATAAATCACATGAAACCTAGATTCGAAAGATTCCTATCAACCGATAACCCGAAGGCTATCAAAGCCGAAGGATTCGGCTATTTAAACGCCATTAATTACATGGCCCCGCACACATCCGGCGGTGTCGGAAACCTATGTTCCCATGCATCCGCCGGTTGCATCGCTATCTGCCTTGGTGAGCATTCCGGACAAGCCGCGATGTCGCAAACCGTACGGGACTCGCGCAAGCGGAAAGCGCAATATTTCATGCGGGAAAGAAAAGCGTTTATGGCGGAATTCACGTTCCATATTGCCAAAGCTTATCGGGCCGCCACAAAAGCCGGTCTCAAATTATGCGTTAGACCGAATGGCGCAACGGATATTGCGTTTGAAGGTGTCGCATTCGAAATTGATCCTATCTTAGCGGGGAAGGTGTCCAAGCTAATCGGGCGGGAATTCCCCGCCGGTAAATTTAAAAACATATTCGAAGCTTTCCCCGAAGTGCAATTCGTGGATTACACAAAAAACCCGCGCCGGTTTGATCGGTCCCTGCCGTCAAATTACCATCTCACGTTCAGCCGGTCCGAAACAAACGAATCCGAAGCCAAAGCCATTTTGAAAAGGGGATATAATGTTGCTGTTGTATTTGCTCACCGTGGCGATTCCACGTTTATTGGCGGGAAGGTGGTAGACGGGGACAAACACGATTTGAGACATCTCGACCCGCAAGGCGGGTTTATTATCGGACTGACACCCAAGGGACACCGCGCAAAGGCGGACCGGTCCGGATTTGTCGTTAGAACATGAAAGGGGAAACCATGCGGATTCAGTATTTTTGCGAAAAGTGCGGTTCCGATAGCGTTGGACAAGATGCTTTTTGTTATTGGGATTACGAAGAACAAAGATGGGAAATCGCAACCTTTACGGGCGAGGCGTTTTGCCACGAATGCGCCGATAGCACCAAATTGATCGAAAAAACCATTTTCACCAAAGCCGAAGCTTACGAACAGTTGTGGGCATACATTCAAGACATAACCGAAAACCAAGAACCCTTAGACCTATTGGAAAGGCTGAAACCATGACATCAACACCGGAATGGAAAGTCACGTTTTACAATAAACACTGCTCTTACGGGCCGCCGATTTTCCTATTGATTGAAGCGGACACCGAAGAGGATGCTATTGAAACCGCAAAGGACCACACCCTAAACCATACGCGACCGGCCCCGCCATATCATAAAAACGTTTATTTTGAACTCGTCAAAATCGAGCCATACCATCGCCCCCGTGGGCGGGTAATAGGTTGAAAGGGGAAAAACCATGAAAACCGAAACAGTAACAGAATTGATTCTGGCGATTAGCGAGGCTTTGACGATTTTCGACGATAACCCGAACCTATACGAAACCCATGGCGGGACATGGGAAAGGCTAACCAATGCCTTAATTGACGCTTTGAACGAAACCAAAACCGCAAAAGGCTGAAACCATGCAAAAATATCAAGTCACCATCCAAGCCATGATCGCGCAAACCTACGAAGTCGAAGGCATAAACGCCGAAGACGCAAAGGAACAGGCGTTCCATTTATGGAATAACGAACCCAATCCATACGGGACATACGGGGACGAAATAATTGATTGCCGCCTAATTGAACCAGAACCGGAAACCTACATTGTGTCCAGTATTCAAGAATTAAGGGACGTTTTAGGCGATTTGCGGGATAAAATCTTGCAAAACGATGTTCGCGTTCACGTTGACAACACCGGCAAAATCACCATCGAACCCGCGAAAGGCTGAAACCATGATCGACTATAAAAGCTTCGCTATGGGGGCCATTGCCGCCCTTCTGAATTCACAAGGGGATGAATTCGATATTTGGATGAGCCTTGAGGGATGGGGCTACCCAGAACCCAAAGATATAAACCTGTATTGCAATGGAGAGGTAGCATCCGCCACGCTCTACCCTGTCGTAGATGGGATTATCGACACGACCGGAGATGGAGAGGAAATTTACCGGCTCGAACTTATCACCGACCCGAAAACTACCAAGCCGCAAAAAACCACCGCTTACAATCCAATAACCCAGAAAGGTGATTTATGATTGAATTCCGTATGCCCTTCGACCGGAAACCCGTGTCCACAGATCCAGTGGATACACACCCGCCTCCGCCGGTCAGAACCGAAGACCTTTGCATTCTGATGGACACCACATTCGTGGACACCATCGCAATGCAATACGAACCCGCCGGTTACCCTCACAAGCCGCTCGCCTTTTACGAAATCACGGCTATGGAAAAACACGGGGATGATTGTGTCGTATTCGTAATGAATACCGGTCAAAGATTCAGAGCAGTTTTTACCGAAATCGACCCGCTCGACCCAGATGACGGGCGGCGTAAAAAATTCATTCGGTTACCAAAAATCGGGGATGAATGAAGGAAGGGGCGGACGATAAATCCGCCCCTTTTCCTTACCAATTAACGATGTCAAACAACAATCAATTCATAGCATAGTAAATTGAAATTGTTAAGCAAATTGTCGTTTGAATGAATAAAAAAGGGCGGCTGGCCAACGGGGAAGAAAGCCAACCGCCCAAACTCAATCAGGTAAAGTAGGAGACAAAACCTGAGAGCCACTTTGCTACCCATCGCCAAGATCGCAAAGGTCCCTCACCCATAAAATAAACGGGTCCCCTTGTCAAAAGTCAGGAATGCTTCCCCAAGTGTTCCCGCATCCGGTTGATACCGAATCTTCTTCACATAAATCCCCGTCATGGTATCAACTTGCGGATCGCCCACCCGACCGACAATAACCCCGATGTCTGCCTTATTCGCCCAATGAGACGAATCCGCCAAACTGTACAAACTCAATTCGGAAGAATCCATGTGGCTTGAAGCCTTCGTCGGGTGAACCACAACGCAGACGAAAACATTATATTGCAGTGCAAAACCCTTCAGCTTCCGGATCGCCCGACCAATGTATTCGGTCATGCTTTCGTCATTCCGCTTCCGATGCTCAATTTCATTAAAAGGATCAATCAGAATCATTTTAACTCCATGACGGATTACCGCCATCTGCATCTTGTCGAGCAACCAATCAATATCGTGTTCCGTTTCCTGATCCGCCCGATTCGGCGCGATAAATGTGAAATTCCGCTCCAAAAATTCCTCTGCCTTCGCCCTGTTCGAAGGGGCCGCGAAATTGATATTCAAATCCAGATAAGCGGACATGATCGCATTCGTAACATACGGGACAACCCGCATTTCAAAGGAAGCAACCGCCACAGGCCATTTATGAAGCTTTGCCATGTTCGTTGCCAATTGCATCGTCCAGGAAGATTTGCCGTGGCCTGGGAAGCCGCCAACGACCATGAATGCCCCCAGATAGGGGCGGACAAAGTCGTGAAGCCCTGCCCACCCCGTGGACATGGTTTGCAACGGCTCCTCCGGCGGGAAATCAGAAAACTTGTAAATCCCATCCACCGGATACGGCCTCGCACCGTCCAGAACCGAAATCACCATTTCGGGTCCCTTGGATACCAAAACCTCATTCAGGTCCTTGCACCCATCAGGATACGATACAAACGAGCATCTCACACGATCCAACCGGCGGACCAATTCTGCCGCCAACCTTTGACCGGCCTCGTCCGAGTCTGTGGCTAAGATTATTTTCCTAACCTTCGACAGAACATCCCAATCCGCCAAAAGGTATGAAAATTTCGTGTCGGTTTCGGGATCAATGTCTTCCGTACCTTCTGGGACCGCAATCAAATTGCCATCAGCATCGCGGGGAGGCGGCGCACCATCAGGAACGGACACAACCCACGGATAACCCGCAGATGCGACCGCCAATGCATCCAACTCCCCTTCCGTGATGACCAAAGCTTTGCTTCCGTCCCACAACGCAGGATCTTCCAATATATCAGCATTGAAAAATTGCTTCCGCCCGTCCGGCTCTTGCCAAAACTTTTTGTGAGGGCCGCGAAACTTTTTCCCGACAATTTCACCATGCCTTACGAAAGGAAAGACAAGAATATCTCCCTTTTCGCAATCACTGTTGACTTGCCCATCCGGTCCGCGCTTGCTTGAGTAAAGACCCATATGGATCGCGTGGTCCAGATTTATTCCCCGTTTTTCTAACCAACCTTGATGAAGTGGCGACAACATCAGTAATTTCCCCGCCTGTCCAGTTACAATTAAAACAACGCCATCCTATCCCCGTCTTGTCAATGCGAACAGAAAGACAAGGATCTAATTTATGTGTCCGCTTGTGGCTACATTGTGGACACAATGTTTTCTGAGACCCTCTCGTAGAATTAATCCTGATCCCGTGTTTTTGCGCCAACGTTATCAGATCCATTTTTCTTCTCCCATGAAAATGTAGGCAATGAAACTTTTTTCTTACTTGCGGCGGCTAAAGAGATAACTTGCTTTTGTTTTATCGTTTGCAGATGATTCACTCGCGGTGTCTTTTTTTTCTCGACCAACATTATGATTAACTCCTGCTCCAATGAGAACGGCTAAACAAGCTGAACCCATTATAAAAAAATAAACTATCACGGGGAAGATAACTGAATCATCAATCAAGAAGGTCATCAAGATTACCTTTCTCTAAAAAGATCGGAGTACCTTCTCCCATCCAAGCACCAACCACATTGTATTCCATAAACTCGACTGCATCTTCTAATTTCATCTTGTCTCTTTTCATCAATATCTTCACACATTTATCATAGTCGTAAACGACAAATTTGTTGTGACATTGATAACCGATGCCAATAATCGCATCGTCAAACCCATCAGCTTTTAACATTTTCAATCCTTGTAAATTAAAACCAACAAGATCAAAAATAAAAGAAATGTTACCCCATGCATCATTTTTCCCCTTTATTTACATAGGTTTTTAATACGTCTCTAGCGATGCTTCCGTTATCATCGAGTATTCTTGACGTTTCGTAATCACCCATGCTTGGATGTTTTCTAAACTCAAGATAATAATTTTTTTCATTTCCGTAAAATTTCAAAGCCTCTTCCAACTCTTCAATTTTACTTACTGCGGTGTTGGACTGCTCCTTTATAATCCAACGAAGATTCTCAATCGCGATGATCGCGTCATCAATTACATCACGCAAATGATCATCAAGAACCGTGAATCTTTCTTTCAGTCGATTAACAATGTCTTCCTTCATCATGTGAAAATTCCCCGTATTTTTCCAAACGTTTCCGCAAAATGTTTATTTCAATTACCAAATTTTCAGTTTTCTTCCGCAACGCCATCAAAGCATCAAGAGCGTTATTCATCTTCTCTTCTGCAACAGATACACGTTTTCTCAATTCAATGATGTGATCAATCGTTACATCATCAGCGTGTCGATCATTAGGAGCATACGGCCCCAACCATCTTACGTCTCCCATGATTTTCTTGCTCCTATACCCACTCAAAATTTCATTCCGTTTTTATCTCTGATCAACAGACGAAACCGACTGCCGCCCATGGTTTCAATAATTGCATACAAATCGTCCCCGTCTTCTTCGTAACGAATGATGTAATATGGTTCGTTAGACAAAGTTCTTACTCCTCTTTTTTTCGTTATAAATTCTATCTGCTTCCATAACGAGGTCAGCAATGGTGGGCGGAAATTTAGATTTTGCTAAGATACCCGCCGATGGGTCTGCCAACTTCTGGAGGACGGGCGATGGATACTTTGCGAGTGCGACCGCCGCGCTTTTGAGAAACAGAGCGACCTTTGGCACGTTTCCCAGATTGTAACACGACATGATCAGTTCCACCGCCTTCTCCGGTGTCATCTTGGGGGCTTCCTTCTGCGTTTCCAATGATCGTTTCATCGCCGCCGCTACCTGATGCTCTGAGTTCTGCGAATGCATCTTCGATTTCCTTTTTCTTCCCGTTTTTGCCGCCAAGAATCTGGGTGATGTATGGCACTGGGTCTTGCGTTCCTTGGTCCAAAGCGGCGTTTATTGCCCGTGTAATCTCTTCCTGATTGTTGTGTGTCTGCTTGAGCCAACGCCCAATCATACGACGACTGTACCCGTCTTCGAGGCCCAAGACCATCAGCATTCCAACCGCCTCGTCCCAAAAAGTCTTTGCCTTCTCAGGAACCTTTGGCGGCTCTTCTGAGTAGTTTGCAAAAATGCCAATCAGTGGATCGTGCAAATCCGAAGGATTTGTATTGTTATTTATTACTGGTTCAAGGGGGGACAATTTGTCCCCCTCCCCCTGGACAAATTGTCCCCCGGCAATGTGCAGTGTGTAGGTGTTCGATGTCTGCCGACCGGTCAGATCTTTCCTGACTTCGTAGGAAATTAATCCTGCCAGTGATAATTCTTGAATGGCGCGAGTGATGGTTTTTTCGTCGCAGCAACATTTCTCCGCCAACTTGGCGCGAGACGGGAAGCAGAGATTGGTCTGGTGATTGTGAAAATCGGCCAGAAAAATCAAAACCAATTTGGCGGTACTAGAGATACCGGTTTGGTCAAAGGCCCAAGCTGTAGCTAAATGAGACATGATGACATCTACCTATTGTAAGGCGGATGTCTTTGGACTATAACCGCAATAGTCCTGAACTTCCGCCAGCCTAAGATTCAGGATTAGGGATTGCCGTCCCGTCATCCTTTTAAGCGGCTCCGGATTATTCTGGGGCCGCTTCTTTTTTCTTCTTACGATAATATTTCTTTCTGGTCAATTTTTTACCCTGTAAGTCCCATCCCATAATAAACACTGTAATTTCAATGTTATGGAACAATTCGGCGGCTTTCTTGCGTAACCGATAGGCGGGATCTTTCATTGTGCCACTCGATTTGACCTCTTCAATAATCACTTTACCGGTCTCCGATTCTTTGTATCGAAAATCGGGCGTGTAGGTGCAATAATGCACCCCGTTAATTTCAACCGGATACGAAGGCTGAAGTTCGAGGTCTGTAATTAATTTGGCCTTTTCCGCCAATTTCAACTGAGAATACCGTGCGGCCTCGCGTTTCGACGCGAAAACAATGCCATCCACAGTTCTTTCAATGACCGGCGAAACCTTATACTTGATCGGCATCAGTCGCGTCCTTGGGGAAAAAATCGTCTTTTGTCAGGATGATACCGCGTTGCTTCGCGGCGATCATCAGTTGGATTTGTTTCTGGGCAGGAATCAATCCGCCTGTCCCGCCTCGCGACCGTGGCCACATCCATTTGTAGACGGCCTGCGTGGACATAGCCAACATCCCCGCCACTGCGCGGGGGCCTCCAAGTTTCTTAATCACCCTATGTGCTATCTGTAACATTGCATCCCTCATTAAACTAGGTGTTGACAACATATAATCGAAGGTCCATATAAGTCAACAAGGGAAGAGTAGGAGAATTGAATGTCAGTGAAATGGGAAAAAGAAGAAATCATCATTGTCCGCAAATTGGCTGCGGACGGATATACCGCTGCGTATATCGCTTCCAGACTAAAGGGCAGAACCAGAAATTCGGTTATTGGCATTTGCAACCGCCAGAATATTGAATTGAAGCAACATTCTTCGCTTGGATTTATGAAAAATGTTCGTGGCTTCGTAGCGGCTGAAAAAGAAAACCGGTTAAATTTGATTCGTGGAAAACATAATAAAATCAAAAGGTTATTAAAGGTTCACCGCGATAAACGATTAGAGAACCGTAAAAAAGATGGGGAACGTAAGGACCCGTACATTCCGAAATCAATTGACGCTCCCGCCGATTCGCAACTCAAAACATTCATGCAGTTGATGAGCGGGGACTGCCGGTCAGTTATGGGGGACGTAGCAGGGATTCATACCATTTACTGCGCGGCTCCAGTTAAGAGCGGAAGTTCATGGTGCGAGAAGCATCATGCTTTGTACATGGTGAAAGAGGAGAAAAAGTCAGATGGCATTAAACAGGGAGATCAAGGATTTCAAAAAAGAAATCGAGAAGTTAGAGGTAGAGATTATTGATATTATTCGGACAGCAAGACACTACAAATTTATTCTACGTCACAATGGGGAGGAGAGATGCTTTTTCAAATCAGGCACTCCATCAGACGGAAGAGGAAATCTAAATTTGCTATCGGATATTAAAAAGTGGATGAAAAGTTGCAATAAAATCAATGAGTTACCCACTACTTGACAAATATGCCAAGTAGTGCAATTTAAGGTTCAATAACGGGGAAAATCAATGGCATTAACACTGGAACAGAAAGCGTTCCGCGCAAATATTTTGGGCGGATCAGACGCTAATACAATTATGGCCGGAGACGAGGACAAGATCCTTAAACTCTGGAAGGTAAAAACCGGACAAGAGCAAGACGATGATTTGTCTGATGTTTTGCAGGTCCAAATGGGAGTGGCCACTGAGCCATTCAACATTCAATGGTTTGAAAAACAGACAGGCCGCCAAGTCACAGGGAACGGCACACAGAAGCTTTCTGCGTCTCACCCCTTTATGGGTTGCACATTGGATGGTTTGACCGATGGTGGGGCTACTGTGTTCGAAGCAAAGCACGTTTCCGCATTTGCTAAGGACGAGGAAATCCTCGACCGATACTATCCGCAATTGACCCACAATATGCTTGTCTGCGGGGTCAACAAAGCGGTCCTGTCTGTATTCTTTGGCAACCACAAATGGGAAAAGTTTGAGGTTACTCTGGACGCGCTTTACGCCGACATTTTGGTGGGGGCGGAGGCCAAGTTTTGGGATTGCGTGAAGAATAATATCCCGCCGGTCGCGGTGAAAGTTTCGGCCCCTGTGGACGCGGTTCGCAAAGTTGATTTTACGGGCAATAACCAATGGGCAAATTTCGCAGTCCAGTTGGCAACCAATTCAACCGGCAAGAAGCTTTATGACGAAGCATTGGCGGGGTTGAAAAAGATGATTGAGGAAGATGTCGCAGAAGCATCCGGACATGGTGTCCGGTTCAAGCGGGATAAACGGGGAGCATTGAGGGTTTCAGAATGACAGACATGGAAGATGATGACGGTCCGATTGAACGGTTCACGAAAGTGCCAGTTCCTGAAACAATTGGACAAAACAGGGCTGTGACTAGAGCCATTTTGATTGGTTCTGTCAAAGAAGCATACATTGATATGCTTGAAAAGAAGATGACAACACGCGAACAAGTCGCAGAAAGAATGAGAGAGAAACCAGAGGTTATTGATGCTTTGATGGTGTCTGCTGATCTTTGGTCTTTTGATATATTTGCGGATTTTTTATGGGGATTAGACCTTTTCATCACAGGAATGGGATTGGGTCTAAACAGTAATGCTGAAGGAGAAGAAGATGAAGACGAGCGAATCCATTGAACACATTGCAACGGCCTATGCGCTTGCACAGGCTGAATTGCAAAACCCGCCAAAAAATAAAGTAAATCCACATTTCAAATCGTCATATGTGGATCTTGCTGATGGTTTGGATACGATCCGTAAAGTGTTTGCCAAACACCACTTGGCGTTCATTCAGGGAACGTCCGTAAGTGATGGCATCATTGTGATGAATACGCGCATCATGCACAAATCCGGCCAGTGGATTGAATCAGAATATCCTGTTTCCGGTTTTTCCAAGCCGCAGGAAATGGGTTCTGCTATGACGTATGCTCGCCGCTATTCACTTTTCGCCATGGTAGGCGTTGCGGGTGAAGATGACGATGATGGCAATGCGGCTCAAGCGGCAACAGAAGCTTCATCACCGGCAACGGTCAAAAAAGGGCCGGGCCGTCCCGCCAAGCAAATGGAACCGGGACTTAGTCCGGATGACAGCGCAAAGGCTCTGAAGGCATTTACTTTTGCTCTTGAAATGGCGCAAAGCGAAGCAGAACTTGTAGCATGGGCGGCGGATAACAAAGATGAGATTGCAAAGCTTTTGCCGTCACACCGTAATGACCTTCTTGGGAAGTATACTGCGCACAAGAAGAGCCTCGCGGGTGCTGTGGATGCCTGAGACAATTATGATGCGGCGGTTGGGCTATAAGTTAAGCCCAGTCGCCCTCGTAGATGAGGAGGCTCTTGAGCAGTTTCCTGAGAACAAAGATCTGACGGTTACGATTTCTAGGAGTCGTAGCCCCCGTCAGCACCGGTTCTTTTGGGCTTTGTTGCAAAAGATCTGCGAGAACCATGAAACCTATAGACGGCCAGAGGCTCTGCTTTTGTGGTTAAAGGTCCGCCTTGGGTATGTTGAAGAAGTAAAATTCCATAACGGGGAAATGTGGTGGACCGCAAAATCAATCAGTTTCTCTGCAATGGATCAGACGCAATTTAAGACATTCTTTGATGCCGCACTGGATATAATCGCTAATGAGGTCATTCCAGGGCTGAACACTGAAGAATTGATATTGGAAATTGAAGCAATGATGGGTTTCAGACTCATTGATATTTGGAGTGAGAAAAATGGCGTATGAAAAGAAACACGGGGATTGCGTATTGTTTCCAAACAATCGCAAGAAAAATGAAAAAGAGCCTGATTTTAGAGGCAAAATTTTCATTGATGGTAAAGATTACGACTTGGCTTTCTGGAACAAGGAAGGGAAAAACGGCGCTTTCTTGAGCGGTAGAATGGGCGGCGAATCGCAAAACTACGAGAAAAAAGGTTTTGCAACAAACTTTCAACGCCCCAAACCTGAGCCTCAAAAAGAATTGGATGATGACATCCCATGGAACTGAGAAAAAGGAAATCAATCAGTGCCAAAATTCGACTTCAAATCTTCCAAAATCACAAAGGCATATGCCATATCTGTGGAGGGAAGGTTGATGTCGGACAACCTTGGGACGTTGAGCATATTATTCCTTTTGCGATGGGCGGGGAAGATAATGAAAGTAATTGGGCTGTCGCACATGCAAAATGTCATAGAGAAAAAACGGTATCGGACGTGGCTGGAATTGCAAAGGCGAAACGGCGCGAAGCGCGTCATCGTGGAAGTCATCAATCGCGGACACCGTTACCGTTTGGCAAAAAATCCAAATGGAAACGAAAAATGGACGGTACGGTCGTTAGAAGGGACGAAGAATGACAAGTGAATCACCATTAAACAACATTTTTGACCATGCATTCCCATTGGCGGATGAGTTGTCCGTCCTTGTAAATGATTCAATCAAAAAGATGGTTGCTAACGAAAAAATGCCAGTGTCAATCACGGACGCAATTATCGTGCATACAGTATCTTTGATGCTGATGATTTGCATGATGAATCGTGAAGTTTTGGACACGGGAGATTTGGAAGCGACATTTAGAAAGGTAAAAAGCATCACGCATGATTACCTTGCTCATGTTCTGAATCTTCCGCGAGAAAGAAAAGGGGAAGATGATGACGATGACGCAGTTGGAACCTCCGATACCGCTCTTAACTCCTAAAGGCCCCGCTCTTGCTGTTCTCGTCCTTGATTACGGGGCAGAGCATCACTTGATGTGGGTCTGCATACAAAACAAAACTGGAGAAATATGGACTTGGCCAAATCCCGATGTCAGGGGGACTTCAAACCCGACAATGGGGCGGCCATTGGTTCATCCTCCTGAATTGGAAAGCCGCCATGGAACAATTAACGCCAATCCAGACGGTCATCTGGACAAACAACGCAAAGCATAGGGAGCAGATCTTCTTGCTTCGTTTGCTTGACGTTTATGGTCTTGAAAGCTTCGCGGCGACGTTGGAGGAGATTGCTACACATACGGGGTTCCATAGGGACACCGTAGTGAGATGCCTCAAGGGCCTTAAGGACCTTGGGTATATCCAGAGTGATAGAATGTACGAAAAAAACGGCAGTTATAACCTGCCGATAGTAAAAAAGTGCGTATATCAGATCATTATTGGAAAAGGACCTGCCACCGATTGATGGCAGGCCAAGTCACGGGAGGAAGCCTCCGGAGAAACCTAAAAACCGGAGGCAACCTCATTATACCATATGGAAGGCGCGTTCTTCAACGCGAGCCACCCGGGCGGACCATCCTTTACCAAATGTCTGCCATGTCCCCAGGGATTGAAGGTATTCCAACCTTTTTTCGCATAATTCTGTGACCAGATCCCGGGTAGAGCGGAGGCCAACAGCCTCTAACGTTTTATCACCGATGATCCCATCCGCCACAACTCCAAGGCAAGATTGAAGGTATTTCGCGGCGCGAGAATTGCCGCTATTAACGGCGAAATCAAAAACAGCGTAATCCAAACCTTCTGGGAGATCGTCACCTTTGATTTTGTCCCAGTATCTTGTTTTGTAGACGGGCGTAACGTCTTCAATTGTGAGATTTTTGATATCTTCAACGGTCGCTTCTTTGCCTGTGTAGGCTTCCCAGGTTTTTTTGGTGATGCCATGATTTGTCGCTCCTCCCGGATCTTTTGGATTATTAACGAACCCGCCTTCTTCCCTTAAAACAAAGGCAAGGCATTGCTCAAAATTATCTTTCATTGTCTCTACCAGATTCTACCACCGCGTTTTTCGCGAGCATTGTATGATGAGGAAAAGGCCCCGCCATGATCAGTTTCTGTATCATTGTCGGATGTATCACTGTCTCCTCCTGGCCGTCCATACCCACCAGTATAATTTGTTGACAATTCTGTTGAACTTCTGGGCGAGTAATTGTCACTTGCACGATTTGATGAGTCAGCAAAATTGCCCATTAAATCAGCCGGTCTAGGAGTGGGCGTTGGGATCTTCCCGCTTAAATCATATGGTCTTGATTCTGGCGTTGGAATAACTGGTTCAGTTTTTTGAGTTAAACCAGGAAGTGGCATTCTTGACCATTCATACGGATTAATTTGATTTATGTCAGGTTGACGTTGCATTGCAGTCGCCATACCTGGATAAAATGTTCCTCCAAGCGAGTCTTTATTCATGTACATATTTTTAACAAGATCGCCTTGAACTTCTCCCGCGAGACGATCATAAATCGGGTATGCAACTTTAGTCATATTAACACCGGTTGGCGATAAATTGTTTGGATCAGTACCTTTGCTTAACATATAAGAATTAAAAGCATTCGTAGTTAAATCTTGAACAGCCTGCTCTCTTGCTTGTTGGCTTTTATCATAAGCCATATTTGCTGGAGGCAACCCAGACTCATAACGGTCTGATAAAGTGTTATAAAGATTAAAAAGTGAATAATACGGTGCGCCGCCAATATCTACTTTGGGATCTAATTTATTTTCTAATGTTTGCACACCGTGCTGACCTTCGTGCAATAAAAATCCCATTTGCATATCTTGTCGTGTATTAAAACCTTCTTCAACAGGGTAATCTTTACTCATATTTAAATCAATTTTATTTGTGTCAGGATAATAGCCGCCAATGCGATACCCATTTTGATCATAAAATGCGTTAACTGGCGCTTTTGCCAATTGCGGATAAGCTTTAAAAAGATCCGGTTTATCAATCAATTGATCAAATGTAACCGTTGGCTGCTCCCAACGATCAAGCGGAGTTTCAGTTAATTTTTTATAAGCATCCTGGTTAAACGTAACATTTGTGTCAGGAGAATAACTTAAAAACTGGCCACTTGGGCCATGTTTAAAAAGACCTGTTTCGTGATAAATTTGCCCTGGCGTGTATCCACTTGATTCCATCTGGCGAGCAATAGCTTGCTTCACCGGATCAGAAGTTTCTGCATTCGGACCAAAAAACATGGCAACTTGATTTTTCGGCAAAACACCTTGTTGCTGATTTTGATTTGGTGTCATGTTGCCAAGATTTTTAGGGTAAGCCATGAAACCTGTCCTTATCGCGTAACTTTTTTAATTTTTTCATATGTGCGGAGACCCGCCATACCAAGCATTCCAACCACCAATTCCATTAATGATGAATCAAGAGCAGGCAAATCGTGCCATCCTGCGCCAATGGCCAATGGCCGCACCACATATTGATACGCCAATCCAGCAGCCCCAATCCAGCCAATAGCAGGCCGCCAGCCGCTAACAAAAAGATTAGGGTTTGAAGCTTCTGCCACATTGATGTCGGCCTGTTGTTGGTCCCACCCCTTGAGAGCATCTCGCAACTCCGCTTCGTACTGCGCTTTGGCCTGCGGGTCCGAAACAAATTTGTCCAGAATCTTCAGACCGGCAGCTACAACGTCATCAATACCGAATGCCATTATACTCTCCCCTGCAAGATCCTGAGAGCCTTGACGATGTCGTCGTCATGGACATTCAGCATGGGCTTTGTTTCACCGTCCAATTCTTTTTTGGCGGCTTTGAACATTTTATCCACTTCCGGGATACGACCGCCTGTGGCGCGGGTTGGACGGTATCTCATCAACTCCGCCAAACTAGTTGGCATGGAAATAGTATCGCCGCCATCAACGCCGGTCATGCGTCCAGAAAATGCAGCATCCATTGCATTTTGCAAGTTACGAGCAGGATGATTCTTCGACCAATCCTCAAGTTCCTTCAATGACTTTGGCATTTCAATCGGTGTGGCGTTATCTAAAATTGACCCACCAACTTCACCGCCATTTGCATACGCCGGTTGCCCATGCTTATTGATGTGCTTAATGATCTTGTCAGTCAGGCGCACACCGTAATGCGGAAACAATAAATTACCGTTGCCTCTGTCGTTTGACTCAAAATATCCGATTTGCTCCTGTTTCACTGACGGATCAATTTTGCGCAGATACTTTATCAACTCATTTGGAAGAGTTTTGTGATAATATTGAACCGTTCTTTCAGCTTTGCTGGCGTTTCTTGGATTGTCTTTAACATAAAAAAGAGGATGTTCTTTATCAGTGATGAGCCTGTTTGGATTTTTACGCAAAATTGACGTAAGATTTTTCCCAACAAATTCTTCTAACGGATCGCCATATTGTTTCAGCATATCCTGATAATCAACTTTAATTTTTTTCACGCTGCCATTGTCTTCAACGGCCAAAATACTTTCTTTTGGATCAAAAGCCATACCTGTAACAGGTGTTGCAAATCCATTACGAATAAGCTGTTCTTGCCACGGTGTTAAACTGATACCGGCATGACGATAGTCGGCGGCCCTCTGAAGCATAAGCTTGATGGCCATTTCAGTATATTTTTTTTCATCATCCGAATAAGGGGCAAGTGGCGGAACCTTGCCCATATTTGACAATGCGCTTTGATAATTGGATTTTTTTGAAAAAGCTTCACCCTCTAACTTGCTCCAATTAGGTATTGATGCTACTTTTTTAAGCAAATCATCTCTTTCTCTTGAAAGTTTTGCTCTGTCTAAATGCCAGCCTGGAGTACCTCTGATTTTTTTTGATTTTTCATCAATTTGCTGCATCAAATCATAAAATTCTTTTTTTGTTTTTTCTGCCTCTTCAAACGAAGATGCAATATCGTCATATGATTTGCGCAAAGCAGAAGGAGAGTATTGCATTTTATGCAATTCTTCTGGCTTATACTTTCTTGATTTTTGATTAACGTCAGATTGAACTTCATCAATATTTAAAAAAGGTTCGTTATGGTTAAATGTTGAACCATCAAAAGGAGAAATGGTTTGACCGCGAACATGAAAAGCATTCAAACCCTCATTAGGATAATGAGTTTTCGGATATGTTTTGCTTTTTTTTGCAAGGTCTTTGTGCATTGCTGTAGCAGTTGCTAATGCAAGATCTTTTAAAGATTCAACTTGGCCTTCAGACAAAGGCTCATCATAAGTTTTGTTAAGCAAATGATTCCGCGCTTTATCTAAAACCGTATAAGAATGACGTTCTTTACCTTCAACGTTTTGAAATGAATTTTTTGCAACGGAAAGATCTTCCATGCTTGGCAAAAAAATATCAGAATCTTGAGATTTTTCACTTGCGGGTTTGCGCGGCTCAACAATAACCGGCATTTCAAAATACCCGCGACCGTGCTTATAGCGACGAGAAGGCCATTTCCAATAAGGCGCTTTCTCTTCATTAAATTCAACAGGCTTCGCAACGGGAGATGTTTCTCCTATTCTTTGTGCCAACTCAAACGGTGTAATCTTGGCGTTTTCATCATAATCTTCACCAAGATCATGGATGAGATTGTCTGGCGTTGACGATGGGTGCAAACTGCCCTGATGAATCATTTCATACAAAGAACGAGGTTCTTTGTTGATGATTGTCCTCATCGCATCCAGTATACCCATCTTTTGATTTGCAACAGCAGGACGCAATGCTGCTCCGGCCCTCATCGTCGGGCTGAACATTCTGTTTTCATCCAAATCCGTAGCAGGACGGTCATCCTCTTCCGGTGGATTGTTATTGCCCATTGCTGGGGTTTCATCATCTACAGACCCGCCCGGTCCGTATTTGATACGACCGCCAGCTTTATGGCCAGGGATTACATCTCTCATAGATCCGGGGCGTGTGCCTGTATAAGCCGCAGTTGCCTGGCGGTAAGCGCGTTGTGTAGCTTTGTTTCCAAAGTCGAAAAGCGACAATACCTTTTGCCAACTTTTGCGGTCAGCCGGTGTTTTGTTAATTGCTTCAGCCAATGCTATCGCGTCTTTTGGATCGCGTGATTGAAGCATATTCAAGAATTTTCTTGCGCGTTGATCTTCAAGAACCTGTTTGGCGTATTTGTAGCCGCCATAGGCCATTGACGCGATACCAAGAGGCTTCCCAAGGAAAAATGCGCTTTCCATGGCATTAAGAACAACCCCGGCAATCCCAAATGAACTTGGAGCAGTAAACGTGCGGAAGAACCGACGAACAGGAGTAGTGTTGCCCAACAGATTGGCGGCATCTTCCATCTTCATGGTTTTGCCAATATTCAGAGCCGCCTCAAAGCGATCAAAGTTAGAAATACCTGTACGGGCTGCCGCACCGGGTTCATTCCAATTCAAAACTCTTTTAACCAATTCACGGTTATCAGATGTCTTCATAATTTTGTCGAATGCCTTATACCCGTCAGCCTGTGTGAGCATTGCATTGACCTGCTGAAGGAAACCGGCCTGATAAAGGCCCTTTTCAGCATCATTCATCTTGTCAAAATCGCTCAATACACGCTGACGTTTGGCAGGGCTTGGTGTCAAGCCAAGGCTTTGCAAAAGGCTTGCGCCTTCATCCAAAGCATTAGATCCTGTTTTAATATCGCCATAAAGTTCTTGGGCTTTTTTAAGAGGATTTTCAATGCCCTTTGCGGCATATAAATCGTCAAGACCTTTGCGCAATGCTTTTGCCGTATCAACTGGACCTGTCTCTTTGAGGGAGAAAAGTTTTTTCGCAAGCTTGTCCCAAAATTCTAACGGCGCACCCGTAATCATTCCATCAGGTGTTTCACGACCAATTCTCCAAAGAGAGTTTTCTTGATCGTATGAAAGAAAATCAAGAGGAGGCAGCCCTTTTGCTGCGCGGCTTTCATTCATGTCACGCAATACCATTTGTGACATATTTTGAGCCGTAGGGCTGTTTTCAAACAAAGAAATCAACCGCGCAGATTTAACAGAAGGATTTTCTGCGTACACTTTACCATATGTTTTAGTATACAAATCATCTCTGACTTCGTTGGCAAATTTCTTTGCTTCAGCAAAAGTCATGGGCTGATCAATTGCTTCTCGAATTCCGTTTGCCCGGCGGAAATTATTTACCGCTCCGGTCAACGCATCATCACCAATTGTGCCAAGGATTTGGTCAATAAACTGATCTTTTGTCGCGGCGTTCTTGTTCCAGTTTGCAAGGAGATTTTCAACCTCCGCCTGCACTTTTGAATTCATCAAAGAATTTTGGCTGACAAACCGTGAAATAATGTCTGAAGGAGAATCTCCCAAAGCCATTGTTGCCATAATGCGAGATCTATCTAATGGAATGCCAGCCGCAGCTTCAGCATCCAAAAGATTCTGTAATTCTTCTGACTGTTTTCCTGTAAACGTACCAAGCTGCTTCATTCTTTGAATGTCTTTTGCAGCCCTTTCAACCATATAATCAGTCGGCGCTTTCATTCCCATGGCACGAATTGCATCGTCAGCCAATCCAGCTTTTGACGCAAAGGTGCTAAGTGCAGGTGCTGCAAATTTTGTGGCTGCCATTGGCGATACAATTGCACCGGCCAAACGCGCATACGGTTCATATTCTTTAGGGGCAAGTTCAGCCGCCAATTCACCACCGGCCCCGGCAACAGCTGCGCGACCAAGAGCAGCAACAAAAGGCTCCTGCAAACCAGGAATAAGGGCAGTCGCCGCAGTCGGGACCATTTCCCCGATAGATTGCGCATACTTGCCGGGAACTGTTTTTGCTTCATACTCAGCGCCTGGGAGATTTTCCTCTGCCCATTTTATTGTAGCGGCGCTTGTAGGTACGGGGCCAACATAATCCCGCTCCGGAGCAGCACGTTCCTTCTCAACTTCTTTCCAATACTCTTCAGCGCCGCCTTCGGGTGAATACCCGGCTTTTTCCATCGCTCTCTTGCCGTAATACTTGGCGTATTCTCCGCCCCACCGACCAAGCGCACCAATGTCTCCAGGAAGCCCCACAAGAGCCGCAGCACCGCGTTCCAAGCCAGCGCCGCCTGCGCGAAGAACGTCTTCACCAAGTCCTACAGGCGGCTCTTCGTGTTCGCCAACACCAATTTTAGATATTGGCGTTGATGCAGATGGCATCAATGCTTCGTATTTATTGCCCGTCTCTTCAGATGGATGCGGTTGAGCAGAAGGAGGTGCATTGCTCACATCCTTTACAGGCGGCATCATTGCTTCATATTTGTTTTCTTCTTCAGAAGTTGCCATGATTACTCACCGATGAAGATGCGGGACATATTTGAAATACCATATATCTTAAATGCGGCATCGTTAAATTGTTTAATCGCTCTTTCACGGGCTTTTGGATCAGGATTTGATACATCTTCAAGAAGCATAGAAATCGCATTTTTACGTTCATAACCTTTACCGCCAGTGGCCATGAGCATTTTAATAATTGCTTCTTTTTCCATTGCTTGAGCCTGGCTTGCAACTTTGTCATAAGCCTGGCCGGTCAATGTTCCCGCTCTCACACCCATGCGGCTTGCATAGAAATCCATGAAATTGCGTTTATCAATCGGAGACTGATTATTGACCAAGAAGGTTGCCAAAATTGAAGCTTGAGTAAGCTTTGTCTGATCCGCGTTTGGATAAGATGCTTGCAGATTTTCCTTCCAACCCAATGCTTCTCTTGCCGAAGCATTTTGGATCTGAAGCGTACTCATTTTCTTATACAGCTGACCGGCAGTGATATCTGCTTCAGTGATACGATTTGGATCATTGTCTTTAAGGCCAAGCATATTATTCAAGAAACCAACATAATTTGCGAGGTTTTGACGTTCACCAGAGAATGGACCGCTTGATGTGAAATCAGCATCTTTTGAATCACCAAGCATAGTGTAAGCGCCAATAGAGGTATTCAAATCTCTACGGCGGGTCATTGCCTGATCAGCTTCAGCTTTTGCCTGCGCGTAATCTGTATCGAAAGCTTTATATGCAGCATCAGCACGACCAGGCGCACTGTTTGTTTCCATATCCTGCGCCACATACCTATCAATCGTATCAATAGCTTTTTTCGTGCCTTCCGGCCCCATTTGAGGACCAAAGGACATAGGCATTTCTGGTGTACCCGCAGCCGGAGGTTTCGCGCCGCCGCCGGAAATAGGTGCGTTGCCTTCCCCAGTAATTGGTGCTTCTCCCCTTCCGGTGATAACAGCGGTTCCTGCTGTGCCTGGCGCACCTGTCGCCTGGCCTTTTTTCGGCCATGGAACGCCGACAAGACCAGGAGGCTGACCGCCTTCGCCAATGACCGGGAACATCGTCTGCCCCAATCCTTGCATAGACGCTGCTGCCCAATCTTTTGCCGCCGCTGCCGGTTTTGAAACCCGGGCCTCGACGCGGCTCTTTTCCGCCTCTGTGACCCCTTTTTCGGCTTCGATTTGCGCCTTCTGGTAACCTTCTTGTTTGTCCTGAAGTTGTTGGACATTTTCAGCATAGTTACGGGCAGCATTTGCCAGCTGTGCGCCACCCGCACCCGGGATGAGTGACGAGAAGAATTGCAAATTCAAAAGAGAATCTGCACTTGGGCGGTTCGCTAACTCAAGCGGTGTCGGGGCAATATAACGACGGTATCCTTCGCCACCAACGTCAGAGCGAGTAATTGCCGCTGCCGGTTGAATTAATGATCCTCTCTTGCCTTGAACAGCCAATCCTTGATCTTCGGCAGGTGCCGCAGGGGCGGTTGCGGCAGGTTGTTTACCATCACCACCCATAGCCGTTTCGTACTCAGCAGCGGTTCTCTCTGATCTTGTATAACCGCCATATGCTTCGTTTGGATTTACAATCGGAGTTTTGCTCAGTTTTACAGGTTCATAGCCAGCCGTAGGTGTGCTTGCGGCTTGCGCAAGAGGAACAGACGGCGCTGCTGAAGCATCAGGCCTACCCGGATATGCTTCAGTAGCCATCATTCTTTCTATTGCGGGTTCAACAACTGTTCTGGTGTATTTTTCAATCGGCTCTCTTGTGCTTCCAGGGACAACGGCGCTGTTACGACGTTGAGGGCCATTGAAAGTTTCACCGGCCTCACCAGCAATAATTTGATTTAATCTTGTCTCATAATCTTCTTGCTGAGTAGCGGGATTATCACTTGTTGGATAACCAGCAAGATTTAACGCACGGGGCGTAGGTTCACGCGATTCTGGCCTTGGCTCAGGTTGAGCAGCAGAAGTTCTTGTTAATGTATATTTTGGTGTGCCATCAGGATTAAGACCCATCATCTCATTGCGCATCGCATCTGTGTCTGCGCCGGGATAAAGGAAATCGCTGATTTTTTTGAATACGCTTGGCTCTTCAGGAGTATCAGTCGCAGAAATGCTGCCAGCATACTGTTTATGGATGCGACCGCCACGACGTTCACCCGGCAACACACCTTTGGCTGCCAATGCTTCTTGGCTTCCCGTCAAACCGTAAACTCCTGCACCTGCAAGCGATTGAGCAAGATCTTGAAGATCCTGGCTAGTTGATAATCCATATTGCATGCTGATGCCGCCAGCGTCCGCCTTGTAAATGCGGCCACCGCGATTTTCGCCTTCGGATGAAGAAGACCCTTCTGAATCACTATTTGATACAACATCTCCATCAGGAGTTACGGAGTAACCATTCCCTAAATTATAATTTCCGCCTCCTGTTACGCCACCGCCGCCTTCGCCAGCACTGCCAATGCCTGACGAAGGCTCTCCGCCTTCTCCGGCTCTTCTATCCGCAGACTGGGAACCTGGAACTGATGAATAACCAGCTTGCCCTGCGCTTCCAATACCTTCACTCTGCGTAGTTGGTGTTACAATTCTATCGGCTGTATTACCAAAACTTTCAGCACTTTGATTCTGAGCATTTTGTCCGATAATTCTATCGGCTGTATTGCCAAAACCTACGACACCTTCATTTGGAGTAGGCGGAGCAATTCCTCCCAAATCAATAGGTCTGCGAGTAGGAAGCGGAATCTGACTTGTATCAGGTGCCATACCAGGAACAGCACCTTTCTCAACAGCACGTTTTATTGCTTCTAAATATTGGCCAACAGTCGCATCAGGACCTAATCCAAACCGATTTTGGTCAAAGTTTTGAGTGTTAATGCCTTTTTCACTATATACATCAACAACTCTTCTGTTTGGATCAGCGTTTACTAATGCGCCATAACCTCCAGGTCCTTGATTATATGCAGTATACAACGATCCTCTCGTTGCAGAATTTCCCTGTTGATTTGCCAAATCGGCAAAATACTCTGCGGCTTTTTTCATCGCTTGTGCGGGATCAAGAGGGTTTTCCAAACCATACGATTTGCCGGTTGACGGAGTAAATTGGAACAGCCCAGCAGAACCAGATTTATTTATTGCATTCGGGTCATATTTCCCGCCTGTTTCAACATTGGCAGTACCGGAAAGTATACCAGTTGGAAGACTATAATCACGTTCAAGTTGATGCTGCAAAGCAGCCAACTCACCTGTGAATCCTGTTTTTGTGCCTCCAACAGGGCCTGATGAAACAGGTGTTAAATCACCCCATCCTTTTGCTGCTTTCACTGCTGGCAAATCTTCTGTCGTTCCAGGCTCTTCTTCAGGGCGTGGGTATGTATGAGTCATGCCACTTGAATCAGTGAATTTGTTCACAATTCTGTCTGTTTCAGGGTCATATGCCGGGTGTGGTGTTTTGTTAAAATCTTCCATAATGGATGGAACGCTCGTCACAGGGACGGCGTTGGCATGCAAAAATCCACCCGGAGCATTTGCCAAGAAAAATTCAGGTTGCCACCGACCATTAACGTTAGAGTATCCAACTTTTACCTGACTTGGATCTGTCACTTTCATTTGGTCCATATACTCGCGAAGAGTTTGGCCCGATGTTGTATTAGCAAATTCTTGCCCGCCGGATGTATCTGCGACAGGATTTGGACTTGAATATGATTGGCTAAGGCTTGCAGCCACTTTTTTAGGATCTTGATTTAAAGCCTGATAAATGAGGCCCATTGGTCCTTGGAAAAGAACCCCACCAAGCATTTTACCGGCATCGCCCAAAGCATTGAAGAGACCAGACGTTCCTTCATATTTGTTGGCATCTTCACCCATTGGAGGAAGAGGCGGAGTAGCGCCACTACCGCCGGTATTACCGCCAGTAAGATTTGGCCTGAAATCAGTTGTTCTTGGCCCTTCAAACGGAGTTTTCCCGCTGCCTTCTTCAGGAGGAGTAGTTGTTGTTGATGTTGGTTCCCATGGTTTTGCTGCACCTTGGAATGATTCAAGATAAGCATCATAAAGACGCTGCACTTCGCTTGAAGATGCACCACTCGCAACAGCATCATTATATTCTTTATAAGCCGTTGCCGGGTCTTTGCGGGCAGTAACGCCACCTTCAGCATAACCAACGCGGCCACCATCTTTCCATTGTCCAAATGAAAGAGGATTGACACCGCCACCGGCTGCACCGCCTGCGCCACCACCGTAGCCACCAAATCCGAATGCGGAGCCAAGGCTTGACCCCATTTGTCCAAGAGAACCAAGAGACCCAAGCAAGCCAATACCGCCCATAGCCTGTTGCATTCCTGACAACGTTGGCGTGTAGGCTGTCGTGGTGCTTCCCATGCCCGGAGCGGCACCAGAAACAAGGCCAGCATAATAGGACAATTGCTGATACGGAAATGCCTGCTGTTGCAGATATTGCTGGTATGCAGTCGAGAGAGCAGCTTGTTGCATTTGCTGCTGCGCCATACCGTATTGATATTGCGCCTGCGCCTGCTGCATGGCGGCTTCCTGGCCACGAAGACCAAGATTACCCAGAGTTCCTGCAGCGGCCTGCGCCAACTGATTGCTTTGAAGTTGAGCGTTTGCGTCAATCTGCTGTTGCGTATTGAATTCGTTCAAAGCCTGGCCGTAACCTTGGTTTAACAAGTTCGCGATTGTCGCGTTGTTGGCCAGGTTTTGCTGACGAGCCAATTCTGCTTGCGCAATGCCTGCACGGTCACCGCCGTAAGCACCTTTGGAAAGCGCGTTGCCCAACACTTGCTGTTGTTGTTGGGCATTTGTCATATTAATATTTGCAACCGCCGCATCAACGACGTTGCTCATGTAGGGCGACATATATTGATTAACAGCGCGAGGGCTGAATTGCTGAAGTTGAATCGGTCGTGCGCCAGCCATAGTAAGACCGGCAGCGTTACCAATAAACGGGTCTGTATAGCCTCTCAAACCGGCAATCGCCTGACCCGCGCCGACCTGATTTGGGTTCATGGCAGAAACAAGACCAGGCACATAGTTCATGTACTCTGCGGCTTTTTCAGGCGTATACTGAGGGTACGGCTCCTTTGATTGGACAGCCGCCCGCTTCAATATATCCATCATCGCTTCGCGGATTGCGGGATCTGGTGTGATTCTGGATGATTGGGACTGCCCAAACATCTGTGTACATAAACTGCCCATGACGAGATCCGTTATTGAATATGTGTTTCGGCGCTATGACCGTGGTAGTTATAAATGAAGAATGCACCCGCCTTCTCCATTTGCCGTTCAAACAATTTGATCTTTGCCTCTGTTCTGACATTTGACACGATGCCCATAAACAGAGGTATTCCAATTTCATCCGCGTAGTTTTTTGCAAATTGTATCAATGACTTAGCCCTTGTAGACTTGCGATAATCAGGGGCCACAAAATTGAACAAATCGCTAATGCAGTATTCTCTGGTGTACCAAAGATTATTAATCATCAAGCAAATAGCGCCTTGAAGTTCGCCATTTTCCATAATGATTCCGACAACGCCTTTTTTATTTGTAACGATGTCGTGAATAAGGTCTTTGACCGTTTCCTCATCCATAGCAAACAAGCCATTCTCCTCATGCATCAGCACAAGGAGATTATAGATTGCTTCTTCATCTTCCGGCTTTGCCAGCCGTACTTTGTAATCTTCGTTACTCATTTTCTCCCCTTAGTCCCTCTTAGGCCCAGGAAGCTTTTTGAGGGTTTTGATCAAATGATTGCGGACGTATTTGACGAAATTGTCCAGATAGTTGTGGCCTTTGTTAACGTCTCCGCCACCCAGTTTTTTGACCACATCCGGGTGAATTACATATTCGCCGCCAGCTGCGACGATTGGTACGGGCTTATAGTTTTTTGCCTCAATAGCCCCACCTTCTGCGGCGGTTCTTTTTTGAAGCATGCTTGGGATGCTCATCCCACTTTGATATTGTTTTACAAGGTCAAATGGGAGTGTACTAGAAAACGGCGTTCTTGCCTGTTGCGGTGCCGCAAAACGGACGTTTGGCACCTTTGTTCCAAAAGGACCGGCGGTAAACATATTGTCGATGATTTTTGACCCGGCCAGCGTATTGCCTTCTCCAAGGCCGGAAACAATGTCTGCCGGGAGGACGTAAGAGCCTTCCAGGACATTCATGGGAATGTGGTCGGTTCTGCCGCCAACGGCCATTGTGATCAGGCCGGTATGGCAGGGGGTGCGCTTTTCACGGGCGATTTTGTCAGCCGCACCGCCGGATGCCCTCATTTGGGGCATGTCAGGCATTTGTGGGCGAACAGCCATTTTTGGCCGCATTGTTTTCAAAACACGGGCGGCGTTGAGAATGGCTTCAGGGTTCATAGGGGGTTTTGAATAAGGTCCGTCCATTTGCCGCTCCTAAAGTATTCAAATTACATTAAATTCCGCATATTTGATAGCCCTTAAAGGGCTAAATTAAGTTGGATTTGGTGAATACGAGACACAACAATTCATTGCCGCATCAGTTTTTATTACAAGACCTGCGGTGTATGCCAGGTTTACAGAGTAATAAACTTGGAAGTTTGCTGCGTTTGCTGCATCAGAAGCAAAAATGCAATTGGAAGCTGATATGCCGCCTGTGGTAGCAGAATTGTAAACAAAAACCTGCCCTGAACCGCCATGCGCTGGTATTGAAATCCCGTAAATTCGACCAGCACCGGCAACAATTAAAGTTGTTGTAGATGCTAAAACTGTAGGGCTGACCAAAGATGGTATGGCAACTCCAGTATTAATAACTAACTGATCAAGATCATTTTTTACCCCAGTCATGGTTTGATTGAGGCCATTGATTGCAATCACGCCGTTTTTTTGGACGGTTAAAACGTCATCTAACGTAGCCATAGTCAGTATTTCCCATCAGGTGCGGCGCGATACCGGATGCCTCCAAGCCGCCAGAACGTTCCTACGTCATTGGAAGATATTCCTATTTTTATCAACCGCGCACGAATGCGAACCGAAATGTATTCGGTTGCTTTGGTCATTGTGTACGGCCCATAAACAATCGGGTCGTCATCAGGATAATTTGTCGCGTAAAATGTCATATTTACAGTAGCATTTTTATTGCCACTGACTGTACCCCATTTCATGTCAGGCCAGATTTGGTCAATAAACATCATATTGTCCGCCTCTGACATGGCAAAATATCCTGTCACGGCGTTTGATTCCATTGCAACGGGCTGAGTACCATTTGAGGCATCATTGCCAATTTCATGCTGATAAACAAAGTTGTCTGTTCCCGACCCGATTGGCGGACCCAGAACAGATTGGTCAATCCAAGCAGTTCTGCCCATGGAACCATAGTCCCAAGCCTGCGTTACAATATTGACCTTTACATAACTGTCATTTTCGCCATTACCCGCCGCAGACGGATAGAACCACATAATTTCGTTGAATTGCGTATTTACTGCACAAACAACACGGTTTGTATACGGCGTACCATTTGCGTCCGTTTTGATATTTTGAAAAATTTGATCCCATATTGGGCATGGCAACGGCATAGGACCATTGGAAGAATTGACGTAAAAATTCTTCTGGCTCATCCAATATTGGACATTCCCAAGCTGCCCAACACAATGGCGGCTGACTGCACCACAGTTTGAGCCAATCTTATTGAACCCGTAAACCAAAGGAGGGCCAACATATTGCATGGCCCAAAGGTCAAGGTCAGTCCAAATTAAAGCCTGTTGCGGCCCTTGAATACAAGTTACAATTTTCGACCCTGAAGGAATGCGATATGAACCCGCCTGATTGGTTGCTGTGCCTATCCATGTTGTTAAATCTCCAACATCAGACCAGCGCAATAAAAGAGGGTCTTGGGTAAGAAGCCCAGGGACGCTAGAACCCCACGCAACAACTTGCCGTTCAGGCATTGCAACAAAAATGCCGTCATTCTTTAATGGTGCTTGTCCGCCGACAATCTGCGCATTTTGTACTTGCCCAGCTGGGTCCCAATAATAAACAGCACCACCAGCCGGGCATGCAACAAGAAACGAACCATAATTATCAAGAGTCCAATCAGTGGCGGTGATTGGTGTGCCACTTGAATAAAGAGTGGCAGTAATTGTTGTTGATGATACAGTTTGGCTATTGTTAACCGTATATGTCCCAGCACCACCTGTACCGGTCCCAAGTGCAGTTATAATTGTTCCTGAGGATATACCAGATCCTGTTATTTGTTGACCAACAAGAACGGTGCCAGATGTTACAGCACTAACTGTCAAAGTTGTTCCTGATATTGATCCGGTAAATACCGCATTTGCAGAGACACCTGAACCAAAACCACCAACACCAAATCCGCCAACGCCAAAACCTGTGCTTGTCGGAACAGGTCCAACACCTACATAAAAATCTGCTTGGATATTTCCGCTATTGATTGCTGTTGGACCAGCCGAAGCAGTTGCGACAGCATCAGCAGCAATGCAAAATTTGTTTGTTGGGTCTGCGCCAGATTGGTCGCCCAATGAAACAACTTCATAAACCCCATAAATTGGAATACCGCCTACAGTCGTTGAAACCGCGACGTAAATTGTCGAGCCAACAGTATATCCGTGGTTTGCAAATGTAACTACAACAATGCTTGAACCGCTTATTGTTGTAAATTTATACGAAAGGCCGCCGTTGTTTACGGTTGACGTTGCATTTGATCCAGCAAGAATTTGATAACTTGAACCTGTTGAAGTGTAAACCAGATAGTTGCCGGTCAAAATAATCCCGCCAACTGACACCGGAGTTGCGTAATAAACATAATCGGTGGTGCTTGGAATGAAATTTGGGTCAACTACAGTTACAAGATTTGAACCGCTTACTGTTGAAAAGTTAGGAGACGAATTGGTTTGTGCAATTTGAGGAGTAATAATTTGAAGAACGTTTGAAGTTAAAACGTTCAAAGATGATTCTGCGCCAATTGCAAGGTGATTATTTGCTGAAAGATCTGACCAGCCTTTAAGGCAACGAATTTTTGATGCAAAAGCAGAACTGTAATATGCAATCCAGCCGCCCAATTTTTGGACCAAGCCAAGGTTATCCTTATCCGGCATAAACCGAATAAGGTTGCTTTCCGATAAAGACGCTTGGTTTAACGTCGGCGTTTTTATCGTATCAACACCAGCGAGAAGTTTGAGTAACTGCCTGGCCATTGATTAGTTCCTTGGCGGAGTTGCAACCGGTGACGGAGAT